ACGCAGGCGGGAACTCATCGCCGTAGCAGTATTGCCAATGCCACGCCTCAAACTCAGGAGACTTAGGGTCTGCTGTTTGCATAAAGAAACCGTATCGAGGCGCGTTTTCACACATCCATTTCAAGGCTTTTTTATCGGACGAAAGCGCCAATATTTGACCCTTTTTGTCCTCTACCGCTAAGTCAATGGCAAGACCCCAGCCGTGGTTACTACCACGCTTACCTGTCGGATCTGGTGCAGCTGAGGGCGCTTTGCCCTTTTTAAGAAACCATGTCTTGCCTTCGTACTGGCGTGTTACTTGTGGCTTACGGCCTTCATCTTTAAGGCTGTATCGGTCATTAAACATTGCCAACTGCCCGTCATAGGAACGATAATCACCAATGTTTCTAAGAGTAATGCCTACTTTTTTGGCTTCGTCATACATCGTGTTAAAAGCAAAAGCAGCGGTTGTAAACATTTTGCCGCCTGTATTTACACGGGCAAGTGACGACTTATCTAGCCGTCCGTTAATTTGTTTTTGTAGTGCTGCTGGTAAAACTAGTTTTCGGTATGGGTATTTAAGAGGCACTTGGCGGGTCTTTCGGCTTGTCTTTAAGGCCGTTGCCAGCCAGCAAACCAATCAGGCCACCAGCAAGGGTCATAAGCATTGGGGACAGAACTGCCCACGCCTCAGCGTCATTGGGTGCCTGCTCGACTGGTTGCACCACGAATAGCAAACCGTAAATCAGTGAGACTATGGCGGCTACGAATGAAAACGAAAGTGCTATGCCCACAATAAGAATTAGGCGGGCTTTTATTTCCTCATTGGATAAGCGGTTTTCGGGTTTCATTGGCATCTTCTTTCTAGGGTTCCGTCTGCTTTGGTTGTGTCGCAGTTCTCGCGCACACGATCTGCGCAGGCGGTGAGGCTAAACGTCAATAGGGCTAGGGTCAGTATTTTGCTCATAGTGCTCTAGTGGTTCTGTGGGTAGTTGGGCTATTTCTTCATCGGTCATATCGCGCGTTTCGCTCGGTCTGCCGTCTGCGTAGTGCGTGGTTATCTGTGGCTTGCTCATGGTTTGCGATATCCATAAATGGTGACGTTGCCACCCATTGTGGCAGCAGAGTTGGTAAGAAATCTAATGCCGTCATACGCGGTAGTTAGGTTGTGTTGCGCCATTCCATTGCGACCAATCCATGCGGTACCTGAATAAGCAGTAGAGGTATAAGTCATAAATGTGCGTTGCGCTAATTGAGGCCCGTAAATGTCAAAAGAAAACGCACCGATAATTATATTTGCTGCTGAAATAGATGTGAATCCAGTAAAAGCAAAGTTTTGGCTGCTAGCGGCGCTGTTTGCGTTTACTGCTGTAGAGTCTAATCCCGCCATAGCCCATGTGTAATTCCCGCCTGTGCTTTGCGCTGTTGAGCCGCTAAGCATTTGTACATAAATGTCTGCGTTGGCACTGGTTTGTGGGCTGTCTACAACGATGCGGTAATTCGTGTAGTTACTTGTAAAACAACCTACAAAGTTAGTGCCAGCCGTGGAAAGAGGCCCAGACGCAACACGCCACAGACCTATTGAGTCCATAGCGGCAGCGGTAAGCACCTCACCGGGGCTGAAGTCTGGTACTGGCATAGTTAAAATCCTAACTTGTTATTAAAGGCCGGTGGGCCATCATCTTGTAAAACACCATAAAAATTGTCATCCAACACGAAAAACGCCGAAAGATCAGCAGCAAACAAATACAGCTGCACTCGCGTATCAGACGGGTCAGACGACACTGTAGCCCCGTTAATAATGCAGTTGTAGGTAGTTCCGCGCAACTCAACCTCAACAAATAGGCGTTCACGCGGGCCACTGTCTGCTAAATACAAAATGAACAAATCAGACTGCAACGAAGTGCGGGTACTAATCGAAAAAGGCACATCGGTAGCCTGCGTTAAGGTGCTTTGCACATACGCTGCAAGGTTGCCAGCCTGCGAGGTTGTCTGGTCGTAGGAGTTCATCTCAAAAGACTTAGTGCCAGTGCCAAAAGTTTGGGGTGCTAAACCCTCAGGGGACACGATGACTTTGGTAGCCACATTGTCGGCAAGGCTTGCAAAGTTAAGCACGTCATAAACAACCTGTGGCGTGACGCTTACCCCTGCGGGGTCATCGGTAAATCTTGCAGACGAGTTACTCACCGTAAGCTCGTTACGGCCTTGCCACTGTATTTGGTCATTTGAGGCGCTAGACAAGTTGCCTTGTTCAGTAGCCATCAACTCGTTTAACACAGTCAAAAGGTTGGCATTAGTCAAAGTTTGCGCCGACACTTTGCTCGCACCTGCAAGGGCGGGAGTAATGAAAACAATCGGTACGCCAGTGCCAGTAAGAATGTCCTCGGCTGCTTCAGCGGTGGTGATACCGGCAACCCATGACCCGCTTACATTTAAGCGTCCAGCGTTAGCAAGTGCATCCTCAGCAAAAATCGTGTAGCGGTCAAGTGAGGGAACAAAACCATACTGTATTTCTACGTCAGCAATACGCCCTTGGAACATGGTGTATTGCAAAGACAAGTCAGGGGTGTACCCCTCAACTATTAAAAAGTCGCCTACCTCAATGACTGGCAAATCGGCGGGGTTACGGCCCTCTATGTTGGCTGTGCCAGCCTTATACGGGTCTTGCACGCCTTTGCGTCCTGTAGTGATATTAACTGTCTGCAAGTCGTCTAAATACTGCCCGTCAAAGTAGGTGCCACCTGAGGGGTACCAGTACGCCTTAAAAACTACGTCAGCCATTAGGAGACTCGAATGGGTACGGAACCGTTACGGAACATATAGGTACGTAGGGCGTCTACCACGGCGTTAGGGTCTGCCCCCTGCACGTTAATAGTGACATTGTTACCGCCCATAGAACCCATACGATCAAGCGGGATAACCGCTTCAGGCCCAGCCTCACCAATCATCGCCAGAGTAGGCCCAGTGACAATGCCACCAGCAGCCAACATCGGAATATCGGGAATGTCAAAACCGTTACCGCCAATACCCGGAACCCAACTCGGCACCTTAAAAGACAATTTGCCAAAAGTGTTATTCCACAATTTTGCAATGCCGTTAAATATTGTCTTTACTACGTCAAGCATCAACCTAAAACTAGGGATAGTGACGTTGTTAATCCACCATTTGATGCCACCAAAAACTGCATCAACAATGTTGCGGAAACCCTCAAACTTTTTATAGGCAATGGCAAGAGCCGCAATAAGCGCAATAACGCCAATAACGATAAGGCTTATCGGGTTAAGTGCCATAGCCACGTTAATAGCCATAATGGATAGCGCAATAGCGCCCAGTGCGCCCGCAATGATTAAGAACGTGTTTGGGTTGTCTTGGGCCCATTGCGCAAACTTTTGCAGGACGGGTAGCACCGCCTCGATTGCAGGTAAAAGTGCAGCACCAATAGACTCTTTAGTCTCCGACAATGCGAGCCCTAAACGCTTAAATTGCCCTTCGGCAGTGTTCGCAGCTGTGGTAGCGGCACCGCCCATGGTTTTAGCAATCTCAGCCATGATGTCCTCAAAGGGTGCGCCTTCTTTGACCATCTCGCGGAACTCTGGCGCTAGTTTCCCAAGCGCGGTCATGTTGCCCCCCAGCGCCCGTGTGAGGCTGTCTGTGACGACAGAGAGCGGCTTTCCGGTGGCTGCGGCTATGTCCATAGCCTGAGTGGCTAATTCCTGTGCGCTGGTTACATCGCCAGTAGCGCGAGCCAACTTAGACAACACGGGGCGTAGTTCATCGTCGGCGATGCCTAACAGTTTGCCTTGTTCGGTTATCCAGTTTTCCGTGGACTCGATAACTGCATCGGTTGCGCCTGTGGTTTGTTTTAACGATCTGGCTAGTTCTGCACTGGCGGCCTCATCGGCGATAGCGCCTTTAGCGGCGTCAAATAATGCAACACCTAAAGCACCAATAGCAGCAGTAGCGGGAAGCATCGCTTTTTTCAGAACGAAGCCAGCCTTAGCGCCAGCGCCTTCTAACTGGTCAAACTCTTTACGGGCTCGCTGAATGCCCTTACCGTCAAAGTCGGTAATAATCGGAATGTTAATCGCCACGGCTAAATCCTTGTCTTTCGGTCTACGGCTTCCATAATGTCATTAACAAGTTTGCGCATTTCGCGTTGCACCTTTTCGTCTTGGCGCTCGTAGGCACGCCACATAGAACGAGACGGTTTGCCAAACTTAGAATTAAGAGCTGCAACCATTTGGCGGCCTTGCTCGCTGCGGGCAGTGTTAGAAGTGTCAAATAAAACCGCCGCAGGGCCTTGCCACCGCACACCAAAAGTAGCAAGGTTTTTGGTGTAGCCATTAAACTCTTTAGGTCGTTTGCCTGATATATAAGCCTTTATGCCTGCGTTCCATTTAAGCCAGTTGCCCATAGATCTACGGCCCTGTGCGGACTGTTGCCAGCGTGGGCGCACCTGAGGCTCGCGCGGTGCGCTAGTAGCACCAAACGGTAAGACAGGGCTAGACGCACCTTGTGGCGTCCAAGACCGGTTAAAACCCGACAACGGCGCTTCTTTGGGTACGAGCCCTTTAGCATCATTGACAATAGGCGAAACTATGACGTTGTAGTCCTTTGTAATCTGGCGGCGCAGTTTCTTGTCTAAGTTGTTTAACTCGCGTAGCGCGTCCTTAACACCTGCAACTTCTATGGTGTTATTAACGGGCATTTTTGTTTTGTTCCTTGACTATCGCATCAACCGTGTGCAGGTCTTTAATGTCAAAGTCTATCCCATTGGGCCAATACCCTGTGCGAAGTAGCAGAGCTGCTAATGCGTATCG